CTTATAACGGAGTTGATGTTAATTTTTATAAAAACACAGGATTAACAAGAAACGACCGTTATCTCTTCCTCGCCAGAATAAGCACAATCAAGGGTCCACATATTGCTGTTGATGTGGCCAATACTTGCAAAATTGGATTGGATCTAGTCGGAGATGACAGAATCACAGGAGAACCCGATCTTCTCAACAGCATTAAGACCAAATGCTCTGTATCGCCCAATCTTAGGTATGTAGGGCATCAAAACCGTGATGAGTGCAGCGTATGGTTCAATACGAATAAAGCCCTCCTACACCCCAATAAACACTTCCGTGAGCCATTTGGACTTGCTCCAGTTGAAGCTCAACTATGCGGTATGCCTGTAATCGCATGGAATCATGGTGCTTGCAAGGAAACAATCAAGCATGGCGAAACAGGATTCCTTGTGAACAGTCAAGAAGAAATGGAAAAACTTATCAAAGATGATGCTGTTTCAACAATTAAATCAAGTAACTGCATTGAATGGGCAAATCAGTTTTCTTATGACAACATGATTAAAAGATATGAAGATCTTTGTTTTGAATCAATAGACACAGGTGGCTGGTGAAAATACATATTTCTTATACTTATGGCTGTCCTGACGAAACAATTCTTCGTGAATTGATGAGCTATGACATTCAATGCCCAGAATGCACAATTTTAGAGCCACATGAAAATGCTCCACTAAACTTTGAGGTTCCAACTAGCTTTACAAGTTTGCACTGGAGCAGACAATACGAATATCCTTGGGCAATTATGCATAGTAATTTGAAGCCAAGCGATGTTTGCCTTGATGCTGGAGGAGCATATGCTGTTTTCAAATATGCAGTTGCCAAAAGATGCGCCAAAGTAGTCACGATTGACATGAATCAAGACTATCTTGACAAATCTATAAGATCAGCAGAAAGACTTGGCTTCAAAAACATTGAGTTTTATAATTCTAAAATTCAAGATTATAGAAGTGAAGAAAAATTTGATAAGATCTATTGCATATCTGTTCTAGAACACATACAGAGTAGTAGTGAAAGAATTGAATGTATTGAAAACATGATAGGAATGTTGAAGAAGGACGGAGAGCTTTATTTAACTTTTGATTTTATCATAGAAGAAGGTGAAAATCAGTTTGATTTTTACATGAGAAAAAATGAGGCAGCAGAAATATTAAATTATTTTGGTGTGCCTGAATATAATAACGAAAAATATTATTCTGCAAGTTTTCCCGGCGGTTGTGTTCTTGCCACAATATGTTTGAAAGTGTGGGATTTGTGAAAATACCTGACCATATTATTCAAGAATATAAAACTTTTGATCCAGAAGTAGGATTATTTTTTGCTGATTTTGATGAACCAAAAGGCTCGAAAATACTTGAAATTGGATCTCAACACAGTCCTCTTGCCAGTATGATGGCTAAATGTGGGTTTCACGTTACAGGCATTGATCTAAGAGATTCTGATCAAGAATTAAACTATAATCACATTACTGCTGATTTCTGTCGGTTACCATCTTACTTCATTCGTGAAAACATAGGAACTTTCGATGCTGCTGTTATTGTCTCTGCCATTGAACATTTTGGTTTGAATACTTATGGAGAAGGCAGGAAGCATGAATATTACGATGTTATTGCCATGCGATACATTTATGATTTATTGAAACCGGGTGGAACTTGTTATTTAACAACACCTTTCGGTGGTAAATTTGTTGAACACAAACCTCATTGGCGTGTTTATGATTGGGCAAATCTACTGGAAAGAATTGTTCAAGATTTTAGCACAGAAGTATTCAATCTTGGTGTTTGCGAAGAAATAACAATCAACGGTAAGGTTTTTTCTGTTGGAAGCCCAATATCAATGAATGAGGCTATACTGAATACAATTGGATTGCCTCATGTTTCTTGCTATGTAAGATTAAGAAAACCATTGGATTAAATCATGTTTTTATTTGTAACAAATGATAAAATCGGGTCAGAAACAGGAGGAGGTCAAGTAACCGCACATGAATTTGAAGCGTTAAATCAACTTGGTCCAGTTGATGTTATCAATCCTGAGCCAACCAATAATCCTTTTGATTCAGAAAAGGCAATCCAAGAAATTGATTTCAGCAAGTATAAACTTGCACACTTCTATGCTGGCACATTCCCAGAACTAACCACCAAGTTAAAAGCAAATGGCGTAAAAATAACTTATACTGTAGCTGCTCACGATGTTGACATCAGCAGGGAAGAATTTTTAGGTTTAGGTGCTTCTTTTGACTTTCCACACTTAAATGATCCAAATTTATTTCAAAAATACATAAGCTGCTACAAGAATGCTGATGTTGTAATATGTCCATCATCAGTTGCAAAAAAAACCAATAATAAATATGGAATAAACAATACAAAAATAATTCCGCACGGTCATATCCCTGTTAGAAACAAGAAACATCCAAAGAGGTTTACAGTTGGATATCTTGGTCAGTGTGGACCTGATAAGGGATTGCGATATTTGTTAGAAGCTTGGTCTATTCTAAACTACAAAGATGCAATATTGAATCTTGCTGGAAGTCAGACTCCCGGTTTATTGCCATTGATTAGGCATTTCGGCAAAGGCAACATTAACATTCAAGGCTGGGTTAAATCTACGGAAGATTTTTACAATAGTTGCTCTATTTATGTTCAGCCAAGCGCAACAGAAGGATTTGGGATTGAAGTTCTTGAAGCTATGAGTTCTGGCAGACCTGTTGTTGTTTCTGATGGTGCTGGAGCATCTGACTGCGTTGAAGATTGTGGTTTTGTATTTGAGAAGAAAAACACCAAAAAGCTTGCACAAATGATCGACAACTTAAAAAACAATCCAAATCTTTGTGAAGAATTTGGCAGAAAAGCAGAAGCAAAAGCGAAAAATTACACTTGGGACAAGGTCAAAGAACAATACATCCAATTGTGGCGAGGCATGATATGAGTTATTCATTTCCATTTATTCAAACCGACAAGGTAATTGAATTAGGAGGAGGAGATAGACCATATTTCCGTCCAAATCTCGATGTCCGCTCAGGAACAAGCATTGACATAGTTGCTGATTTTAATGAACCATTACCAATACCAGACAATGAATACAATGGTGTATTCAGTCAATTTTGCATTGAACATCTTTCTTGGCGTAAAGTAAAACTATTCATCAGTGAAGTTTATCGTATTCTCAAGAACAATGGTAAAGTTGTTTTCATTACAGCCAACACTGAAAAGCAAATGCAATATGTTCTTGATCACGATGAGTGGGACGATAACTGTTCTTGTATTATTTTCGGCGATCAAGATTATCCAGAAAACACTCATCGCAACAGCTTCAGTCCAAAATATGCAATTAAGTTAATGACTGATGCTGGATTCACCAATGTTGTTGTCTTGCCTTTTGGGGAATTAGAGACAGATATGATTATTGAAGCCACTAAAACCACCAATAAAATTGAATTCAATAGAGAGTATTTTGATAATCCTCATTTTTATGGTGAGAACACTGGATTCTATCGTGACCATCCAAGCAATTGGATTGTTTTCAATAACATCATGAAGAAGAATCCAACTTCTGTTTTGGAAATTGGCTGTGGAAGAGGATATTTGCTTAAAAGGTTTGAATCTAAAGAAATAATTTGCAAAGGACTGGAAATATCCAAGCATTGTATTTTAACAAGAGTGAGTGATTCTGTTGCTGAATTTGATGTGAGGCAAACACCTTGGCCATTTGAAGACAATCAGTTTGATTTATGTGTATCACATGGATTTTTTGATTTTATTGAAGCAGAATATATTCCTGTTATTCTCAAAGAAATAAATCGTGTTTCTTCCAGAGGAATGCATGGAGTAAACACAAATAGCCTAAATCTTTCTTGGAGTAATCAGGAATTTATCGACAATAAGCATTTAACAGAAGGATCTCTTGCTCTTAACATACCTGCTGGAGATGGTAAGCTTAAACTCAATATTGGTAGTTTTACGGTAATGTTGCATAATGGCTGGATCAACACAGACATTGTTAATTTGAATGATTATGCCGCTCAAAATCAATACAAATTCCTTCAGATGGATTGTAGGCATACTCTTCCATTTGAAAATAATACTATTGATTTGATTGTTTCCAGTCATATGCTTGAGCATCTGGATTGGAATGAAGGATTGAATTTTCTTAAAGAATGTAATCGCATTATGAAACCAAATGCGACCATAAGGATTGCTGTTCCAGATGCAGAAAAATTAGTTAGTTATTATAAGGATAACAATCTTGAATTTTTGGATCAGATGAATGTCACTGCTTCTCAAAACAAAGCACAAACATTCAAATTGTGGTCATTCTTATTTGATGGTCACAAGATTGCATATGATTTTAGTAGTTTAGAGCAGATTGGTATGGAAGCTGGATTCCGTGTTGAGAGAAGGAATTTCAATGAAGGAAACTTGCAAATAATAAGAGAGACAATGGATTATCTCCCTGAGATTAGCATATATGTTGAAATGACTAAGAATTCCAATGTCTAATACAATTTGCCATGATGAATCCGCATGTGATAATGTTTATTATCCAAAAGAATGTGCGAATGACGGCTCCTATGTGACATTCAATGTCATCACACATTAAGTCGTCACCCATGGCTTTACGCCAAATTGACCAGAATTTTTTGAACATTAGTCAAGAACACCTTGGCTTTTACCAATATTACCAAGAACATCAACTGCATTCCAAACAGCATCATAGACTGTTGTGTCTGTAGCAGTATAAGAAAAAAGATCTCTCATATGAAGTCTTCTTCTTTCTGTTGGATGAAAGTTTGGTTTTCCATTTTCATCTAGGTAGCATAATCTGTAGTCAACAACTAGAATTGGTTCTGGGCTAGCAGTAAGTGTTGCGTCAAGAGTAAGGTTTTCAACCCACCATACATTATAGATTTTTTCAATTGTTGCGGGTTCTATGATCGGACTGTCTTTTGTGATTAAAGCCATTTTTTCTCCTGTGCGTTACTTAAGGGATTCACCTGTTTCGACGCATTCTTTTTGGGCTTGATTGTATCCATTATAATAACCTATTAGATAGCCACACGATAAATAAATCATGCTTAAAATTAAAAGCATGATGAAATAAGGTATTTTTTTTAAGAATGACATCATAACCTATTTATAATATTTTGCCACAAATTCTTTTATCTTCAGGAGACTTATTTCTCTTTATCACTGATTCACTATTCTTTTTGTCATATGCAAAAATACCATTTTGAATTTGAGTGAATATATCTGACCTCATATAAACATCTACGCTTTTGTTTATTCCTGTTACCATAACGCTTGATAAAAGCCTTCTTGCGATAAAAGGATCAATACTATAAGCGTGTGCCCTACACAAACAGCGTAGTCCTTGCCATTGCATCATAATTGGAACAGCATTAGAGATGAAGTTATTTCCCACTTGCTCATGACTTCCTAAGTATATGATTGCATTCATTGCGAAATGTTGTGTGATTTTTTGTAAAACTATCGCATCATGTTCAAGAATAACAATTGGCTTGTCTTGTTCAGTACATTCTGCCCAGAGACTTATGTGAGCTAAAAAAATTGAAATTTCTGTTTTATCTAAGGTTGGATTTGAGCATTTAATCCATTTCAACCAATCCTTATTATTCAAATGTTCAGGTACTTTTATTTCATCACCAGTACCATCAAAAGCTGGCCATAATTTGCAAGGCATTCCAACATCTTCACATGATTTAGCACATTCATTTGCGTACTGACATGATTTTTCATTGTCGGGCAAATAGATGATATAAGCTGAATCAACTCCAATTTCATATTTGTAATGTAAATTCACTTTTCTTTTCCTTTCTCTGGAATTGTTGATTCGCCGGGAACATCCATGGCATATATCCCGAAGCACAACATTGCGAAGCGATTTAGACTTATTGTCACATCAGCAGAAGAAAATATTCCTTTTTCCAATACATGGCTAACTAAGTTTTTTGCCATAAAAGGATCAATGCTATAAGCATGTGTTCTGAGTATGTGCCTATAATCTGGATTAAGTTGTGCGTGAGGAGGAATGATACTCCAAAAATTATTTCTTACTTGTTCATTACATCCTAAATAAATAATTGCATTTACTGCTTGATGTTCTGTAAAAGGCTGAAGCATTACAGCGTCATGCTCCAATGCAATTAAAGGTTTATTTTGTTCAATGCATTTGCACCACAAGGAAAAATGACTTAACAAGCAACATACTTCTGGTTTTGTCAATTCGTGATTTACAAGACGAAGCCATTTAAGCCATGTAGCGTCTTGGCAATGTTCTGGGACTTTAATTCCTTCAACATTAGGATCAGTACCATCAAAAGCATCGTAAATTTCGGCTTTTTGTCCTACTCTTTTACATGATTCAAGGCATCGAGAAGCTAATTTCTCTGATGTTTCATGACCACGAATGGTGATGATGTAGGCTTTGTCTACTACTAGATCGTATTTTGCGTGTAGAGTTTCATTTAATATTTGCATTAGTACACCAGATTAAATTGATTATAATATTCAGTCAAATATGGCCCAAGTATCTCATCAGGAGGAGTGCTTGTCTTCTTTAAGATTGTTCTAATTAAATGTAAATTTTCTAATCCCCAAGCAGCATCCTTTTCTTCAGCACAAAAATTATGAATGTTTTCATAAAGATGACCCAAATAATGAGGCAAACCTAAAAAGTCATAAATTTGTTTCAACACAATGTCAGGCTTGTTTACTAAGTTTTCATACTCAACAATATGCAAATTATCTCTATAATTTTTCAGTCCAAACTTCATGCTTTCATATGGAGATATAATGTATTCTTCCCATAAGCACTTGGCACGATTGCCAATGTTAATTGGTATTTTTTTTGATTTCAAATGATTGTCAATAAAATTATCAGATTGTTTGTTTTTTTCAATTAATTTAATATAAGAAGCAATTATTTCTGAAACTGGACGAACAGTACAAATTATTTTAGGTTCATCTGTTACAAATTTTTTCAAAGGAACCAAGTTTCGTGGATGACCACGATGTTTATCTAAAATATATTTCTTGTCTATATGCTTGTAAAAGCCTTCGATAATTCCTTTGTAAACATTAGCAGAAACTACATCTTTGTCATAGGTATATTTTTGTTCCAACAAGTTAAAATTCTGATTGGCAAAACAAAGTAAATCTAAAAGAGGACTAGTTGGAGTAACATGAAAATCTGGATTTTGACCTATGATCGAACCTAAAAGTGTCGATCCAGATCTTGGAAGACCAGATAAGAAAAATATTGTTTTCAATTCAAATACCCTAACAAATCTTTAAGTTTTGCCATGGGTTCATCCCAATTTCTTGGTTTTGTTTGCCTTAGCAATGTTACATTTTCACCATACCAAGGGCTTTTCTCTGCTGAGTGGCACCAAGTGTAATATGCTGAAATTGGTACAAAAACATAAACCTTCTTGCCTTGTGATGCTGCCATATGAGCAATGCTTGTGCATGACGTAATAACAATGTCAAGATTACTGATCAATGCAAAAGTATCTTCAATTGTTTCTAGCTTATCACTATAATCAACAACATTAGGGAAATCAACAGTTTCTTCTACTCCATCATCTCTTTGTAGACTAATGAAATGAGCATCAATATGACCAATATTTGAATAAAGCTGAGAGACAGGATAGGATCGATGTAGATCTTGTTCGTAATTCTTACTTCCCTTCCAACGAATACCGATTTTCGGCTTATCTGTGTCAATTTTCCATTTGTTCTGAAATTCTGGACAAGGTTTTAGATATGGTTCTTTCCATAAATCGGCATAGCCAAGATTCAAATAAATTGGTAATTGCATTGAATATGTCCACATGACATCAGGCATATGCAATACTTCTTCCAAATCTTGAATGACAGGATAGCCATTTTTTACAAAAAGATTAGTTATTCCTTGTCTATCATTTTTTTTATTTTTCTGTGTAGCTTCATACCAATAGGCATTAATGCCACGTTCTTTCAAATGATTCATAAATCGAATATTGATGATCTCATCGCCGATTCCTGCTTCGGCATAAACAACAAGATTTTTTACATCTGGAGAGCCTTGCCAAAATGGCAGATTCAAAGCATTATTTTTTGTGAATATTACTTCTGTATTCCAAAGTTTCATCTTGGCTCCACCCAAGAGAAATTGCCTCATCCCTTTTTGGAATTTATCTTCATATAAATAATATGTTCCTAGATTGAATTTAATCTTATCACGAATTTCTTCAGGAATATCATCGCTCAACAATGCGTTTTCAAGTATTTTTTGAGCTTCAGGTTTTCTGTTTAACAAATAAAGAGCATAAGACTTATGAAGTTCAATCTCTCCAGATGATCCTGCTCCTTCATTAAAACCGATATAAGTCATCGCCTCTTCTGGCATATTGGCACTGTTGTAAACATTTATAAGATTGTTTCTTGTTACAAATACATGTTGTGCGCTTGGAGCAACGGTTAAAGATGCCTTACCATGCTTTATTGATTTCTTATATTCTTTTATCTTAAAATAACATTTAGATAAATTGTCATGTTGACCAAATAGTGAAGCTGATTCGGAAAAAGCATCAAGACATTTAATTGCAAGATCTTTATATCCAATTTTTTGAAGAGCAATAATAAAAGGCTCTAGATCGCTTATGCCTTGTGGTTCTTGGCTCATAGGTTCCTGATGTATTGTTCGACTTTGTAGAAGTCCCCTACAATTCTACTGATACGGGAATCTTTATCTTTTTCCACTAACTCTTTGGATGGAACATTTTCACCCATATCTTGAATGAACTTCTCTATTCCAACTAAGTAAGACCATAGCCAATATTTTCTATTTCTAAGCCTTTTTTCAACATCTTTGACATATGTCTTCCAAGGAATTTTCCATTTTTTGAAAACAACTACATACCTCTCCATCATCATACGATTCTGCTCATCGTAAAATTCAAGTTCAAAATCAGGAGAATCCAACATTAAAAGTCTATCTCCTTGATTTCAACATTATGACCTTCTTTCTTCAAAATTTCAATTCTTTTGTTGCTGTGATCTTCCAGATAATCATTAATTTCAAAAACAAAGTCAAAATAATTCAATCTTTCTTTGTCATCGGCTGTTCTTAATCCACGACCCATACGCTGAATAATCATGTGATCAGCCTGACCACCAGCAGCATTAATTAAATTGTTTGGGTGAACATTGATTCCCGTATTAAAAATCTGCTGAGTTGCAATCGCAATTAAATCGCCCTTAGCCTTCTGCAATTCTTTAATTACTGACTTTCTGGTAACAGCATTGTCTTTGCCTTGAACCCAAAGACTGTTGGGAAGAAGCTTGTTCAAAGCATCTCCATGAGCAATACGATCAACTAGAATAAGAGTTCTACCTCTTAAACTCTTGGCAAGACGAGTTACAACATCATGAAAATGAAAGCTTTCGGCAATTCCACGAGTTACTGCATCAATGTAAATGTCATGTGGAATCTTAGGCTCACGAATTGGATAGAATATACACTTGCTCTTTGCCAAAATTCCACGGTCTTGCAATTCAGAAGTAGTTAGAACTCCACCTTCTGCCGACTTAATCTTCAAGATTGGCCCGAAAAAACCACGAACATAAAATTTTTGAACTTGGTCTTTACCACCAAATTTGAAAGGAGTTGCACTTACTGCAACACGAATATCAGCAGACTTGAGACGACGATAAACAGCTTTTGGCAAAGTACTCATCATATCATGAATTTCATCAACAATAAGAACTTTGATTTTAGGCAATACTTTTTCCATTTTGGCAACAGATTGAACTGTTGCAACTGTTATCATACTTGGATTTACACTTCCACCCCATAATGATCCAACATTAGGAAGACCCCACTTAACAAACTCATCGTAATTTTGTTGAGCCAAACTAGCCCTATTCTGCAAAACCAATGTAGGTGTATTAGGAGCAATAGTTTTAAGGATACCGAGCATTACCAATGATTTTCCAGCAGAAGTAGGAGCATAGATAACACCTCTGCGATGTTTGACAACTTGATTAATCATTTCAACTTGGTAATCATAAAGCTCAAGAGACTTGATCTTGTCGCCAATACTGTTCGTTTCTGGAAGCCATTGATTAAGAAAAAGTTTGTCAACTTCTTGATAAGCGAATAGACTCTTAGTTCTCAAGTCTTCAACTGTATATTCTGTTTTGAAATGATTCAAGACAGCACTAACTTCAGGAAGCAAACCAGTCAAAAATTTACCTGTTTCTAATGCAAAAAAATTGATGAAGCCGTCCCACTTTTTCATCTTGTAGGCACGGTTGTGAAAGTAATTCTTATCACGGAAACGTAATCTGTCCCACAACTCAGTTCTGATTTTCATATCATCAGACAAGAAAAAAGAATAATCATTGTTGATTCGGAGGATGTTGGTCATCTTTTTTTAACTTCTCCTGAGATTGCACTTTTGCACGAGACTTAGTCAGACCAGATCTTGGTCCTGTAGTCTTCCTCTTTTTCACCTTTTTTCTTCCGCAACACATTCTTTATTTATCAACTTGTGTCTCAAAAGTTTAATCACAACTAAAGCGTCTTCAAGAGCAGTATGGGCAACTTCTCCTGCGATGCCTGCTCTTTCCATGCATTTTTTCATGTCAGGAAGAGAATGATCATTTTCCAAATCAAAATACAATATAGCAGGATCTATAGAGCGATTAAGAAAGTAAATGCTTCCCCAATCCTTGATTTTTGATTTAAGGAAAGGAATGTCGAAAGAAGATAAATTCTTACCTGCTGGATTTATATAAATATTGCCATTTTTATCATTTTGATTATAACCATTTTTGAGAAAAAAGGCGGTAAGAGCGGTTGGCAAGTGATCTATGGGCATGAAATAAATGTCTTGGTCTGGGCAATATTCCAGATTTTTCTTTTTAGCCATATCAATTTTTTTGAATATTTCTGAATGCATACTCAAAGCGAATGGATTACCCTTATAGTTATCCTGCATAAATATAGCTTGGAATCGAGGAAGTTCTTCAAGTGGTTTTGGGTTTTTCAAATCATCCAAAACAACAGCAAACTGTAATATGTCACAGTTTTCCTGAGAAAGACCTGTTGTTTCAATGTCAATGCTGGCGAATTTCACGATTTTGGCCTCATTAGAACGGTCTCCAAGTGCTTATTGTACAGGAGTTTTTGAGAAAATTCAAGAAGAATAAGTTTTGTGGCATCAAGTGCTAAATATATAAGGAGAAAAGTCAAATATGGCTGATGATTACACAATACTTAATCCCGGCGTTGGCGGGGATGTCATGGATGAATCACTTGTGGTTTATCCATCGTCTCCGACCAATCGTAAAAGACCCCGTGTTGTCATTACAGGGGAAGGTATTGATGACATAGTCCCAGCGCAAGTGACTAATCCTATTGGAGATGAGTTCGGTTTAGTAACTCGGCCAATAGTTCCTAGTTATCCCGGGACTGAAGCAAATACGTTTGGAGATGTAGCTCTTGTTTTAACATCAACCGAAACAACAGTTGTTACTTATACTGTTCCAGCAGATAAAACATTTTATTTTATTGGGGTTAATGTTAGCGGAAACGCTAATGCGCTTTTTAAGCTTTATGTTGATGGCGATCCAGTTCTAGCTGGTCGTAGTTCAGTGGCAAATTTAACACTCAATTTAACTTACAGTTATTCTCCGATCAAAGTCCCAGAAGGAGTTACAATCGTTTTGAAAGTAACTCATGAAGCTTCTGTTGGTTGTGACTTTGAAGGAACCATACTTGGTTATATTCTGTAAAATTTAACCTTCTCTCCATCTACTCCAGAATGTATTATTCCTAACCATTTCTTCGTAGGTATGGGTTGCGAATCTCTTATGTGCAGCGCCAGCCCTTATTCCAGAAAGTCTCACTACCACTTCAATTTGATTATTGATAAGCTTATCGCTTTCCACATCAATAATAATAAGATTGTCTCTCACATAAGCTCCAACAATAACTGGCATTGATGGAACAACACTTACAGGTTTTATTGTGTTAAAGGCACAAACTTGTAACAACCGATCATCAATAAATTTTGAAACATTTTCTGTTTTATGTCCAAGTCCACCAACCTTGAATATGACGATATCTTCAAATCTAACTTCTGGCATTTCTACACATATAAGCTCAACATATTCAGTTCCTTGAGAAGTAACAACAGGAAGGATCGCATACTTATCACCTTGTGGACCTTCTGCGCCTTGTGCGCCTTGTGCTCCGGCTGAACCTTGCAATCCAGAACCATTTTCGCCGGGAGGACCTTGTTCTCCTAGAGGACCCGGCTCACCTTGATCACCTTGATCGCCTTGATCGCCTTTAGGCCCTTGTGCTCCTGTTTGGCCTTGAAATCCAGCTGGTCCACCTTGATTTCCTTGTGCCCCAATTGTACCCTGATTTCCTTGATAACCTTGATAACCTTGATAACCTTGATTCCCTGTTATTCCTGTAAGTAAGCTATAAATTTCTTGATTTACTAATGCGTTTCCAGAAACAAAATTGACTGGAACTGAATAATAATCTATTGGAAATCCAGAATATCCCCCAGACTGGTAGCCAATGGGACTTCCATTTGAATTAAATATTGCTAAATTTGTTGTATTGTCGGATTCAATGTAAATGTAATTATTTACAATAAAATCTTCGATGTAATTTCCTTCATCTATACCGTTATAATCAACTTTTTTGATGTAAATCTGAGTTACATTACTTATTGTTGCATTATTAAAGTGAATATAACCAGCAGATGGAGCTTGATTACCATATACCGACTCATACTTATATTTTGGACCAAATAAAGATCCTTGATTTCCTTGAATGCCTTGAAATCCATCGGCAGGACCTTGAAAACCTTGATTTCCTTGGTTGCCTTGATATCCTTGTCTTCCTTGATATCCTTGTCTTCCTTGGTTACCTTGATATCCTTGGTTACCTTGATATCCTTGGTTACCTTGATATCCTTGAAATCCATCGGCAGGGCCTTGCAATCCCTGATTGCCTTGGAATCCTGCTCCTTGATTGCCTTGATTTCCTTGTTCTCCTTGATTTCCTTGGTTTCCTTGGAATCCTTGTCTTCCTTGTGCGCCTTGTCTTCCTTGAAAACCATTAGCTGGTCCTTGGAATCCTTGGCTTCCTACGTTGCCTTGACTGCCTTGAAATCCAAAAGGATATGCTTGATATCCCTGAGTTCCTTGGTTTCCTTGATAGCCTTGACCACCTGTTCCAGCAACACCTTGACTCCCTATTGATCCTTGATATCCTTGATATCCTTGATATCCTTGAAATCCATCAGCAGGACCTTGTAATCCCTGATTGCCTTGTAGTCCAGTGCCTGTAATGCCTTGCGGTCCTTGAACACCAGATTCACCAGCATCTCCTTGATATCCCAAGTTTCCTTGATATCCTTGGAATCCTTGATTTCCTTGAAACCCTTGGAACCCTTGATTTCCTTGATAACCTTGGAATCCTTGGAATCCTTGATTTCCTTGATAGCCTTGTTCTCCCTGATGACCTTGGAATCCTTGAAAACCTTGATTTCCCTGATAACCTTGTTCTCCTTGATGACCTTGGAACCCTTGGAATCCTTGATTTCCCTGATAGCCTTGTTCTCCCTGATGACCTTGGAACCCTTGGAATCCTTGATTTCCTTGATGGCCTTGGAATCCTTGGAATCCTTGATTTCCCTGATAGCCTTGTTCTCCCTGATGACCTTGGAACCCTTGGAATCCTTGGTTTCCCTGATAGCCTTGTTCTCCCTGATTTCCTTGGAACCCTTGGAATCCTTGATTTCCTTGATGGCCTTGGAATCCTTGGAATCCTTGATTTCCCTGATAGCCTTGTTCTCCCTGATGACCTTGGAACCCTTGATAGCCTTGGTTCCCTTGATAGCCTTGATTTCCTTGTAACCCTTGGAACCCTTGATAGCCTTGGCCTCCTTGGAATCCATCGGGACTACCTTGCAGCCCTTGATTTCCTTGGTAACCTTGATTTCCTTGATAACCAGCCCCTTGTTCTCCCTGATTACCTTGATTTCCCTGAAATCCTTGGAATCCTTGAAATCCTTGTTCTCCCTGATTGCCTTGATTTCCTTGGAACCCTTGATAGCCTTGGTTTCCCTGAAATCCTTGGAACCCTTGGAATCCTTGTTCTCCCTGATTGCCTTGATTTCCTTGGAACCCTTGATAGCCTTGGTTTCCCTGAAATCCTTGGAACCCTTGGAATCCTTGGTTTCCCTGATAGCCTTGTTCTCCCTGATTTCCTTGGAACCCTTGGAATCCTTGATTTCCTTGATGACCTTGAAACCCTTGGAATCCTTGATTTCCTTGATGACCTTGGAACCCTTGGAATCCTTGATTTCCTTGATAGCCTTGTTCTCCCTGATGACCTTGGAACCCTTGATAACCTTGGCCTCCTTGAAATCCATCGGGACTACCTTGCAGCCCTTGATTTCCTTGATTTCCCTGAAATCCTTGCAGCCCTTGATAACCTTGATAGCCTTGTAGCCCTTGATAACCTTGATGACCTTGATTTCCTTGGTAACCTTGGAATCCTTGAAACCCTTGGAATCCTTGATTTCCCTGATAGCCTTGGAATCCTTGAGATCCTTGAGCGCCAGTTATGCCTTGAGCGCCAGTAATTCCAATAGTACCTTGGAATCCCTGAAATCCTTGATATCCCTGAAATCCTTGATATCCTTGGAACCCTTGATATCCTTGGAACCCTTGATATCCTTGGAACCCTTGATATCCTAGTCCTTGATATCCTTGGAACCCTTGAAAACCTTGATATCCTTGTTCACCTTGCAGACCTTGATAGCCTATTTGTCCTTGGTAACCAGTTAATCCAAGATCTCCTTGTGCTCCTTGAGTTCCTTGAAATCCTTGATATCCTCTATCTCCTTGATTTCCTTGGTATCCTTGACGACCTTGAAATCCTTGGATTCCTTGATATCCTTGGTATCCTCGCTCACCTTCGCTTCCTTGTTGTCCTACATATCCTTGTTCACCTTGATTTCCTTGATATCCTTGATATCCTACATCTCCTATATTTCCAGTTTCTCCTTGATATCCTAGTCCTTGATATCCTTGTTCACCTTGATTTCCTTGGTATCCTTGATTGCTTTGATATCCTTGATATCCTGTTTCTCCTTGATATCCTAATCCTTGATATCCTTGTTCTCCTTGATATCCTAGGCTTCCTTGATTGCCAGTTAATCCAACATCGCCTTGTTCGCCTTGTCTTCCTTGTCTACCTTGATATCCTTGATATCCTCTATCTCCTTGAATTCCAGTAAATCCTTGATGACCTTGATAGCCTTGATTTCCTTGATATCCTTGTTCGCCTTGATTTCCAGTATCTCCTTTATTTCCTTGACTTCCTAGTATTCCTTGAAATCCTTGACTTCCTAGTATTCCTTGAAATCCTTGATATCCTTGTTCGCCTTTATCTCCTTGATATCCTTGTTCGCCTTGTCTTCCTTGTCTTCCTTGTTCACCTTGAAATCCTTGTTCACTTTGATAGCCTTGTTCGCCTTGATTTCCTTGGAAACCTTGAAGCCCTTGTTCGCCTTGATTTCCTTGGAAACCTTGAAGCCCTTGGAATCCTTGGTTGCTTTGGTATCCTTGATATCCTAATCCTTGATATCCTTGGAATCCTTGGAATCCTTGGAATCCTTGGAATCCTTGATTTCCTTGGAATCCTTGGAATCCTTGATTTCCTTGGAATCCTTGTCCTTGGTTTCCTTGATTTCCTTGGAACCCTTTTTCGCCTTGATTTCCAGTTGATCCTTGATTTCCAGTTAACCCTTGACGGCCTTGAAATCCTTGTCGCCCTTGTTCTCCTTGGAACCCTTTTTCGCCTTGATTTCCTATTAAACCTTGTCTTCCTTGATGTCCTTGAAATCCTTGTCGCCCTTGTTCTCCTTGGAACCCTTTTTCGCCTTGATTTCCTATTAAACCTTGTCTTCCTTGATGTCCTTGAAATCCTTGTTGGCCTTGTTGTCCTTGTTGTCCTTGTAATCCAATAGTTCCTTGTAATCCAATAGTTCCTTGTCTTCCTTGATATCCTTGAGCGCCTTGATATCCAGCGCCTTGAATTCCCTGATTGCCTTGTAGTCCTTGAAGCCCTTGAACGCCTTGTGTTCCAATCCCTGTTGCGCCTGTTGTTCCTTGTGCGCCTTTTCCACCTTGCGGTCCTTGAAAACCTTGAACGCCTTGTTGTCCTTGTGCTCCATCAATTCCTTGACTTCCCTTTTGTCCTTGATATCCTTGACCTTGGAACCCTTGATAGCCTTGTAGGCCAATATCTCCTTGAAATCCAGCACCTTGGATTCCTTGTTCGCCTTGAAGACCTTGTTCACCTTTGATTCCTTGTTCGCCCTGAAGACCTTGAATTCCTTGGAATCCATCAGGACTGCCTTGAAGGCCAATAGTTCCTTGATTTCCTTGTAATCCTTGATTTCCTTGATTTCCTTTTGTACCTTGTGCGCCTTGTGGACCCGCAACAATACTAGGACCACCTTGAGCGCCTTGAGACCCTGCTCTTCCTTGTGAGCCTTGGTTGCCTTGTGAGCCAGATTGCCCTTGGTTTCCTTGTGGTCCTTGTTTTGACTGTCCAATTTGAGTCGAAACAACAAAATCTCGCAGATCTTGTGCGGTAATTCCACCTTGGTTATTGTCTGCAAAAACACACAATAATTCTTCTTCTGTTCTTTGCGTTGCTGATTGATTGCATTGATTTGCCATTTTATTCCTATACTTTTTTTGATTTATTATAAAATAGCTTATTCCCAACTATTCCAAAATTGATTGTTTTTAATCATTTCTTTGTATGTGTATTCAACAAATCTTCTGCCGCTAAAGCCCAATCTAATTCCTGATAGTCTAATTGTTAATTTTATTTCATTTTCAATTAACTTTTCGCTTTCTGCTTCGATAAACAAAAATTCACCTTCTATGTATGCTCCAATGTTAATTGGAGCTGATGGAACTACACTGACGACGACAATTGACTGAGGATCGCAAACTTGCACAAAACTATCATTTAATTTAATAAAATCTTTATGATTGTTAGTGCCTTGATTGCCAATAACTGTAAAAACTAAATCTTCAAACCGAACTTCAGGCATTTCTACGCAAGACAAGCCAACATATTTTTCAGAATATTCTTGTATAATTGGAACAATTGCATTTTTAGCTCCTGCTGAACCTTGTGCTCCTTTTGCTCCTGTTGATCCTTTTGCTCCTGTCGCACCTGTTGCTCCTGTGGGGCCTGTCGCACCTGTTGCTCCTTTGGGGCCTGTTGATCCTGTTGATCCTTTCGGCCCTATTGCGCCTTGAGCGCCTTGAGACCCTTTCGGACCAACAACTCCTCCTAAGCCGTTTATTCCTTGTTTTCCTTGTGGGCCTATTGCCCCAGTTAATCCTATTGCTCCTTGAACTCCAATTAATCCTTTTTCTCCTTGGCGACCTTGAAATCCTTGGTGACCTTGAAATCCTTGGCGACCTTGAAATCCTTGATGACCTTGAAATCCTTGGCGACCTTGAAATCCTTGGCGTCCTTGATGACCTTGATATCCTTGATATCCTTGATGACCTTGATATCCTTGGCGACCTTGAAATCCTTGACGACCTTGATGACCTTGATATCCCTGAAAACCTTGACTGCCTTGATAGCCCTTTTCTCCTTGACGGCCTTGAAATCCTTGGCGACCTTGAAATCCTTGAAAACCTTGATTTCCTTGATTTCCTTGAAATCCCTGACGACCTTGAAATCCAATAGTGCCTTGAAAACCGTCTCTTCCTTGTAAACCTTGATTTCCTCTTTCTCCTTGATTTCCAAAGTCTCCTTGAAGTCCTTTATTTCCTTGTCGTCCTTGAAGTCCTAGATTTCCTTGTTGTCCTTGGTTTCCTATGCCTACAGATCCTTTTTCTCCTTGTTGACCCTGATTCCCTTTATCCCCTTTTACTCCTGTTAATCCTAATCCTCCTTGTGGTCCCGTTAGTCCTTTTTCTCCTTGCAGACCTTGTCTTCCTTGTCTTCCTTGATATCCTTGCTCTCCTTGCTCTCCTTGTCTTCCTTGATGTCCTTGTCTTCCTTGAGATCCTATTCCGGGTCCTTGATAACCTTGAGTTCCTTGAGTTCCTTTAGTTCCTTGATATCCTTGATATCCTTGTTCTCCAAGCTGTAAAGCTTTGACGTAGGCGGAATTATTGATTAATAATTCTTCTTTGTTATCAAAATTTTCTTGATTACCTTGATTTATCATTTTTTTCCTATTTGAAGCTATTTGAGAAGGCGCTGCCAAATTGCTTATATTGTCCTTGATAACTTGTTTGCTTGATATACTTACATTGACGATATGCTTCTTCATAAGAAACAGTGCGAGGAACATAAGCTCCATCGCTTTGATTGTCTACACATACTTCTGAAGATTTATGTGGAGGACATTTAAAAACAATAGATGGATTGATGCAACACTCGCTCAATCCAGCTGGTAAATTACAAGTTGTTTTTTTTGTTGCCATGTCTTATTTATCGTGCGAACCCATCTATTTTTTTCTATCTTTGGACATCAAATCAATAATGTCTCCTAATGTTCCTTCTTGGCTTAATATTTTATCTTTAACCTGTTTTTGAATTTTGTCATCTAAATTCTTGAATTCGCCTAAATTGTCAAGTAGGCTTATTAAATTATCAGGCGGATTCCATAATTTTAAAGAAGTTGAAACACTATTAATTTTATTCTTTTTATTATAATTCAATTTTCCTAAAATTAAATCTTTGTAAAAATTATAATCATCTTGCTTATCTTCTAACCAAGTTTGAAAAGAAAAATTTTTCATTTTATTTATTCCAATAATAAATACTGTTTATGCGATTGGTATATATTGCATGAACAGATTGTCTTTCAAATATTGGCTTGTAAAAGAAATGGCCAATTATGGTTTTGGCGATCCACTGGATCAAATTCTAGGTGGCACAGATGTAATGAAAGGTGATGACTTATTTAAAAGAATAAATCCAAATTTAATTATTTCTGAGCTTATAAAAATGCCATCTATTATACCTGCTACTGAAGCAAAGCAAACTTTTAATGATGTGATACAATATGGCGATCAAGCTGGTGCCTTTAAAATTGAATTGACGCCTCTTGGCTCTATGAGAGTTGTGACTCGCAGATTAACAAAAGACTTAGAAGGAAATGATAGTTGGATCTGTAAAAGCATTCATACAATAAGTGATTTTGATGATCAAAGCAATGAATCTAATATTGCGAATGATGTTTATGAAAAAATGAATGAAATAAATCAAAAAGAAATTGATGGTCCAGAGAAAGGGTACACAGAATTAGAACGACTTGCACAAAAATTGTGGTATGCAACTAAAAAGCAACATCCTTCTTATATTATGTTTCCAACACAGTTAAGGAAACAGGATGAAAATTATTACAAGCTTGTCTATGAATTCAGAGGCCAAGGTGTTGGAACTCCATATAACGGAAAAACTGGGAGGGCTGAACAGTTCAACATTGATTTGATCTACTATCCAAAAAAAGGCATGATTAGATGTTTTGGCTACGATATTGACAGTAGTTCAAGAGAAAGAAAGTTTTATGTTCAGCCTTCTCAGTGGGATGAAATGTTTTCCCCAAAGCAAGATGATCATGAAATAGTTGAAAATATCATTAAAATTTTCTTGCAGTACTAAGTTCTCAACATATAATTAATTGTCAAGCAAAAAATTACGAGATGAACAAATGCGTCATTTTTTGTCCATTTCCGACTTCACTAAAGATCAAATTGAAACTGTTTTAGAAATTGCGACAGACATTGAAAAGAATTGGGAATTTTGTCGCCAAATGAACAACAAATGTATTTCTTCGTTTTTTGCAGAACCTTCTACTAGAACCAGATTTTCCTTTGAGCGAGCAATGCATTGGCTTGGAGGAAGATGTGTTACGGCTGCTGATGCATCTTCAAGTAGCAGTTTAATCAAAGGTGAAAGCCTCAAGGATACATTTCGCACCCTTGGCCAGTATTCTGATGCTATAATTATGCGTCATGGTGATTCAAGCTGGCCAGAAATAGCAAGAGCATATTCTCGTGTTCCAGTAATTAATGCAGGAAGTGGATCTGGGGAACATCCAACACAGGCACTTCTTGACCTTCACACAATTAAACAAAAATGGAAAGATGTCAGTAATCTTAAGGTTATGTTGTGTGGAGATCTTAAAAACGGAAGAACAATACACAGTCTTATTGAACTTCTTCACATTTATGGTTGCAAAATATATTATTGCGCTGCCACTGATCATGCAGATTGTGATTTGAGCATACCTGAAAAATACCTTGCAAATATTCCTTGTAAAAATGTTGAAATATGTGACGCAAATGACATTCTTCCAGAAATCGATGTCATTTATATGACCAGAATCCAAAAAGAAAGATTCAAAGGTGTCAGTGGTTCTCTAGATTTCTTTAAGATTGACAAAACCAATATCAATAAAATCAAAGAAAACGCTGCAATTCTTCATCCTCTCCCTAGAAATGAAGAAATTAGTGAAGACATAGATGATGATTCTCGTGCTGACTATCATGAAAGACAAGTCAGGAATGGTCTTTATATAAGAACTGCTCTTTTAGATTACACCCTCTATACAAGTCCCTTACACAAATATTACAGAGAAATATAAATTTTATGAAAGATATAACATGGATGCCTTCTTGGGCATCGTACAATAGAGAAGATCAGGTACATCCACATCAAGAAGAAGAAAAATCACATCTTTTTCATGCTCTTGATATTGGTTCAACTGAATATGAAGTATTAAATTGGATTCATTCTACAATTCGTGTCCTAAAACCAAAATTAGTTTTGGAAACAGGAGCGTATGAGGGAATCGGAACTTTAGCTTTAGCTCATGCCTGCAAACTAAATGGATTTGGAAAAGTTATCAGTATTGAAAATGATTCCAAACAATGTGTCAAAGTCGAAGAAATATTAGAAGAAAATAATTTAAAAAAATATGCAGAAGTTATTTGCTCAGATAGCATTGAATTTCTAAATATAACAAATTATAAATTTGAAATAGGATTTTTTGATAGTGAGACAACTATTCGTGCAAAAGAATGTGAAATTTGTTTAGATCGTAATATTTTAAATAATGTTGCTATATTTCATGATACTTCACCATATCGTCTCGATGTAATTACACCTCAACACATTCAACAAAAGTATAGAAGTGATATTTTTGAACTAGCACGACATCCAAATTGTACAGGATATTATGATTCTTGTTTATCAAGAGGATTTATGGCCTTATGGCTTAAAAATTATTCGTAAGGAAATAATTCTTTAAATTTTTCTCTGACATTGTCATTAATGCAAGACATATAAACATCAAGTTCAAAATTAATTTTCTTATAATCATCTTCTGTAAATATTTTTTTAACAAATGAAGAAATAGCAAGATAATAAGGAGAAATTTTTCCAAGATTAATCCATCGGAAAATATTATTGTTAATATAACATTCTTGCATTTTGTTTAATGTGTGTTCAGAGCCGAATATTTTAGCAAAAAATTCTTTTGTTTTTTCAATTCCATCAATTGCTTTTTGGAATCCAATTCCATTAGCAACAGATTCTGCTGGTTTATTTTTGACTGAGTCGTACCTTTTCTTCCAAAGCTTCCATCTTTTCCAAGCTCTTTCGCCAACTAAGCAGTTTGGATCAATAAGAGGATGATCTTTTCCAGAATTTATATATTTAAGAACTTCTAACTGAGCACGGATATAAAGTGAATATTCATTGTTCTCAAGAATTCCCTGAGTTTCTCTTGCAAGCTTATATGCTATTTTAAATATGAGAGACTTTCTAGGGTCGCCCTTTTTCATTGTTGAGTGACGATAATCAGGAAATGTTTTTCTGCTCTGTTCAAGCCACATTGCAGAAAGATTGCAAGCTTTTGCCTCAAGATCGTCCATATTATACTTTTCAACTGCATCTAAGAGCCACATGTAGTCATCCTCTTTTTTTTCAGACTTCATGTTACTCCTTTAAATTTGGAAAAGCAAGGTATGTATTAAATGAAAATAGCATTTTGCCCATTAGTTAGTCGTGATATGGACAAGGCAATTCGTGCCACAAATTCTTGTCGCAATCAATTTTCAACCGAATCCATTGAAATAGAAACAGTTGCAATTATCAATTCTCAAAATCAAGAATTTGTTTCTCATTTTTCAGAATGGTGCGAAAAAGAGAATGTCAAATATAAAGTTACAGAATCAAATGGCACTCCGAGTAAGGGTAAAAACTCTGTATTAGATTTTTTGCAAAACTCAGAATATGATGGTCTGAGTCTCACTGATGGAGACGACCTATTTTACCCAACAGGCGCAATTCAAATTGAAAAACACATGAGGCATCACCCGGGAACTGATGTTTTAATTGTCAAGCCTTCAGATCAAGTTTTAAATGAACAAACAAACGGCTCTAATCAGATTGGAGAAAATAAATATGCAGTATGTTGGGGCATGAATATTATTAATCTTGGATATAAGTATGGACCCGAAAAGCATGATATATTTACATTAGGTCATAAGGCAGCAAGAAATTTAGGTGGACATGTATTTTATAGTAAAAAATTAAGCAACATGATAAGGTACGATGAAGAACAATTATTGGGAGAAGACCTACTTCTTGAATTCAATCTTCTTAAACTTCATCAAGAAAGTAAAATATCATTTTGGTTAAGTTTTGCTAGTGATGTACAGATGTTAGATAGAACTAATCAAGAAAGCATACAAAAAACTAAAAATAGTAGTTTCGGTAGTGTTTGTTATGAAAGGCTGATTGAAAAAGTAAGGGAAATATTGCCTGAGGATAGAAGTTCTTTTAATGAATTGCCAGTAGAGTTTCCAGAAATTATTTTTAATTATGATCAAAAAATTGAATGGTTGAAGCAAGTTTTTTGACATTTTGGGGCAAATAATATTTGACATTCATGCTTTAATCTGTAGAATATGGTTGGCAATCCCCCAACTGGATTCAACAATGGTTTCGTACTACCTGAGTTGATGAAGGTGCCTAACCTGTGAGGCCCATACCATGGGCAGGTCTTTGTAGTTGTTCTACAACAAATGCTATTACGGGTAGCATTGTTCTCACGGCAGTAGAGGTAAAGTCGAATAGAATTTATGCTGACTTTCATGGCTCCTGTGTCTCCCAAACAAACACAATGCCATGGACTATTCGATCTTAGGTTTACTGCAAAAAAAAGTACGCAAGTCTTCACCAACCAAAAGGTAAAAGCTGAAGTGAATAAGACAGTAACAAAAAGAATAAGCTTAAACGCTAAATTTTTGCTCTACTAATCTTGTTTACCTAATAAGTCATTATTCTTACTGACTTATACAGCAATTACCATTTAGGTCAGCATCCCGTTCCAAAGTTTGATTGTAAATAAAAATTTCAAAAATAAATTGGTCTTGTTTTAACTGGAAAAGTTTTGCAGAATTGGGCCTAGGAGGAACGATCTATGAATTTTGAATCTCTGGCCAAGTTGTTATCTGGAATTGATCAGAAAGCCGTTTTCTTGCGGTTTAATCCAGAGATCATGGACATTGCTGAAAAAGACTTGGAGAATGAGCTTCAGTTCATGCTTTCTGATGGTGTTTCGTTTCAAGTAATGATTCGTGATGATACATTGCCTTTAATTTTGAGTATGTTGCAATTATCACTGTTTTCAAAAGATAAAAAGGTTTTTACTTGGAATTGGAAGAACTTTTCAAGCTATGTTTTGTGTAAGACTGGCAAGAGTCTTGATATAAAGGCTTCTATAATTGATATAAAGATATTAGAATCATTTAGTGGTATTAAAAAAGTTGCTCCTGTTTCGTTTGTTGAGGCGATGAATAGGATTAAGCATTTGGTTTCGTCGGGTTTGTGGAAAGAAAGTGAAAACATTTATCGTAAGATTCATTTACCGTTAATGACGACAGTTCTGCCTCATCTTGAGAGTGTAGGAATATTGGATGTAGAACGTGCTGCCAAAGTACACGCTTACTACGAGATTGATGGTCAGGAAAACGGTCGATTACGTTGTCATGGGGCTTACAAAAAATCATTTGTTCCGCATACAATGGGATCTGATTTGAAAGATGTTTTGAAGCCGATTGGTTGTGATAATTTATTTATGAGTTTTGATTTTAAGGGTATGGAAGTTTTTGTGTTAGCCAACTCTAGTCAAGACTCTAAACTATTGCGTTTGTGTGAGTGTGATGATATTTATTCGGCACTGTTTCAGGTCTTGATGTCAAGTGATCCAGAAAAAAATGATAGGGAATTGGCAAAAAAATGCTTCTTGCCTGTTATATATGGACAGTCGGCCCGATCACTTTCTTTGAGATGTGGTTTGGCGGCTGATGTGGCTGAGAAAGTGGTGGAGCGAATTAGTTCTTTGTTTCCCACTGCTATTTCATTTGTTGCCGATTGCGAAAGCAAAGTTAAAAAAGATGGATACGCAAAGGATATCTTCGGTAAGCGAAGAACAAACTTTGAGGTTGGCAAGGAATATCTTGCTAGAAATTTTGCTGTGCAGTCTCCTGCTGCAACGATATGCCTAGAAAAGTTGATTAAATTATATTTTGCGTTGGAAGGCAAAGCTCAAATTGCTTATACTGTACATGACGGTTACGTTATTTATGTAACTAAAGATAACTGGAAACAAATTTTCAAGAAAAGCATGGATGCGCTTACAAGCGAATCTGAACTTTGTCCTAAACTTCGACTGAAGGTTTCATGTCGTGGTGGACGCAATCTTAACGATTTGAAAGTGATAAAAACGTCTTAAAGGAGAAGAAATGATTGAGATTGTTCACAATTTTCCAATTACTGAAATTGAATTTTTTGATCTTGATAAAAAGTTTTCCAAGCTTTGTTGGCACGCAGCGCATGAATTGAAAAAGAAGAATAGCAATAATAATTTTATTGATGACGCAGAAGATATAAAGCAAGAGCTTCAGATGAGTATGCTTAGGGCAGGAAGCTATTACAAGAGGCAAGTTTATATCGAGAGATGTCTTGATGTAGCTAAGAAGTATGTGAGTGATAATTTTATTCAAAAAGTTTTGGAAGAGCTTCAAAATCTTTGGGAGAATAGAACTCGTCACGGAGCCAACCGACAGAAATATGGTTGCTTTCAAGAAAATTTACTTGAAAACATTATCAATAGATTTGTTCCAAAGGATCAGCAGCCTAAAAAAGATGCTCCTTTGAAGATTGACACTAAGTTCACGACATATTGCAAGGCAATTGTTTGGAATGGTCAGAAGAGCATGGGTAAAAGAATTACCCGTGAAAAATCAATTCGTAGTGGTATGGTTTCATTAAGCGAGTTTGATTTCCTGCATTGAGATCAATATAATATTTTGAGCAGTATAGTTCGCCGTCCTGACCATATTTTATAAAATACATTTAATTAATTTACATAGTTCGCAATGGCTGAGTTTAACGGCGTGCTGCTCATTTTTTTCAAATTAATCTAGATGATTTCATATTTTTGTGTTATTCTGGTGTGAGCCTACAGGAATAATTGATGCGTGAACTCACACCAGAAGAACAAGCCAAGCTTGAATCAATGACTGACCCAGAAGTCATTAGGCCTAAATTTGCATGGGATGATACTTTTCAGCGCAGATTGTTGGCGATGATTTTGACTGATGATTATATGCTTGTTCAGTCGATGGATAAAATTAAACCTGAATATTTTAGCAATGAGGCTCATGTAATTATTTGTCGTATTCTTCTTGAATATTTTAGCACCAAAAAGTCTATACCAAAGGATTGGATACTTCAGCAAGAATTATCTAATGCCCTTAAAGATCGTGATCGTACAATTCAGTTGCATTATCAAGCTGAATTGAAAAGTGTTTATGACTATTATGTCCCGGGAGTTGATTCTCGTGAATACCTGATAGACAAGGTAACATATTTTGCTAAAGTTCAAGCTGTAAAGCTTGCTTTCCATTCTAGTTTGGAAAAAATGCAAGAGGCTCCTGAAGATGAAAAAACATGGAGTTTTGTTTACGAAAAAATGCGTGAAGCCATGCTCGTGGATAGGTCTTACGAACCGGGTCTTGAATACTTCATGAATATTGACGAAATGTTTCGTCGTATGGATGATGTATTCATTGGTAAAGATAGATTCACATCGGGTTTCCCAGCGATTGACAATGCCTTGACGGGCGGCGGATTGTTTGCTGGTCAGATTGGAAGTTGGATTGGCTTGCCGGGAACTGGTAAGTCTCTAGCTCTAGTAAAAACTGCTGTTCAGAATGTTTTACTTGGCCATAAGGTTCTTTATATTACATTGGAAATGGATGAGCTTGGTATTGTTCAGAGATTTACAAGTCAGTTTGCCAAGATGGACATCAATAATCTTCGTGATATGAAGGATGAAATTAAAGCAACTATTGAAGAATTCAAAAAGGAAAAAGAAGATCCAAATCTATTGCACGTCAAACAGTTTCCCGGCGGTCAGATTGATGTCAATGGAATTAGAGCATATATGGCGCAATTAGAATTAAGAGGATGGAAGCCTAATGTTTTAATTGTTGACTATGTTGGTGAAATGAAAGACGATCCATCAGTTAAAAAATATGAAAGTGCTTATCGTATTTTGCGTGATCTTCGTGGTTATGGAGTTGAAAAAGGTCATTGTACATTTACATGTGTTCAGCCAAACCAAAGTGCTGCAAAACTTGAAGTTGGTCAATATATTGATGAATCTAATATTGGCACTAGCTTTGATCAGTTCAAACCTCTTGATGCTTTCTGGTCAATTAATCAGCAAGTTCTTGAAAAAGATGCTGAAGTTGGAAGGGTTTTTGTCATTAAGCACAGGAATGGTCGGTCAAGGTTTGCATTTAAGATTGGCTTTGATTATAAGATTGGTACTCTTGACATGTTTGAAATATCGAAGGATACATATCGTGAAAGAATGAACTTGATTCAGGAAAAGAAAGCTGGAGAAGTTACTATGGACAATGTAGGCGATGCTCCTTCGGGCAAGAAGCAGCGCAGTAAAAAGGGATTTGTTCCAGAAGAAGACACCTACGAGGCATAAAAATGGCTAAATATAAAGTTTTTGAAAATGTTCTGAATGAATATGTCAATCATCCAACTCAAGTTTTGGTTGACGAAGTTGAGGCTAATTCTCCGCAAGAAGCCGCCAATATTATTCGTACTATCCATCCCAACAAGGTAAGTTTGACAATTAATGGTCAGCAATTTGAGGGATAATTGTGAGACAGTTTGAAAACATAAATGATGTTGCTAAAATCTATAATAGTCCTAAATATGGACTTGGTCCTGATGGAGGTCATCCTCCAGATCAATTTGATCGTAGTTATTTTACTGCTGATAAGGCTTGTTTTTTTATTGGAGAGTCATTATATGGCCATTGATGCACCTTTGGAAAAAGTTCGAGTAACAGTTCAGGGCAAAGAGATTATTCTCGACCCTGATAACATGAAATATAATGAAAATAATCTCCCAGAATATATGAGCAAAGAATATGGATGGGTTGATTATTTGGGTAAACAACTGGAATATGCTCAGAAAGAATTATTGATTGCAGAAGTTGATTCGGAAGCGATTTATAGTTTGAGATTCATTGAATCAAAAGACGCTGGAAATTCAGATAATTATGCCAAGGCTTATTCAACAGCAAATGTTGATGTTGTTGCTGCAAAAAGACATGTTATTGATAGGAAAGAAGTTGTCGGGCATATTAAGGCTCATTTGAAAGCATGGGACAAGAATCATGAAAATGTACAAAATAGAGGTCATTCTTTAAGACAAGAAATGAAAGTTCTTAATCGTGATATTTACGATACCGATGCTAATAAAACCGATGCTAATAAAAATTCTTGCACATTTGAAGATTATTTAAAATAAGATTGACTTAAATTATTTATTTTGTATATTGTCTCTAGGAAGGGGACATAACATGTCAGAACCGACGATGCGATGGATACTGCAAAGCGACATTTCTTCAATCATTGAGATAGAAAATCAATGTTTTCCTTTTCCTTGGGATGAAAGGGATTTTGATATTTGTCTTAAAAATAAAGACAATGTTGGTCTTGTTATTGAAAAAGATCATAATATAATTGGGTATCTTATTTTCAGTTTGGGTAAAAATTGTTATAATGTTATAAGTTTGGCTGTTGATCCCAAAATGTGTCGTAAGGGCTATGGGAATCGCATGATCCAATATTTGATAACAAAAATTAGATCTTCAACACAAGGTCCGAGAAATAAAATAAATGTGATTGTCAGTGATCAAAACTTAAATTGTCATCAATTTTTAAAGGCAATTAGTTTTACTGCAATAAAGGTTCGTAAAAATTATTTTGGTCCACTTCACGATGCTTATGAATTCGTTCTTGATATGAATGAAGTCAAAAAAAATATTGTGAAAAGAAACTATAAGGCTAAGAAGAATGCATAGGACATGTTGAGGATCTAATGGTAGAAAATAATGATTTGACAGGATTTATCAGCAATGATATTCCTGTTCTTGGCAATGATGAAAAAAGACAATGTGGAGATTTGCCACTTGTTTATGTTGACAACTTGAAGAAAAATACGATAGGCAAAAAAATACCTTTTGATTTGTCACCGCAATATTTGTGGAATTTATTTCTGAATCAAAACGGAAAATGTAGCCTGTCTGGAATGCCATTAGAATTTAATTCATTTGATTTAGAAGGTGATTTTTCTTCTGTCTTTTTAGACATGATAGATCGTTCCCTTGGATATATTGAAGGGAATGTTCGTTGGATACATAAAAATTTAAGTATTATGCGAGGTAGTTTCACAGATGATGTTTTTCTTGAATATTGCAGAAGATGCTTTTTAAATAATTATTCTATTGGGAAAATTGAAAGGCCTACTTTTGATGAATACTTTCTAAACATAGCATTTGATGTTTCTTTAAGATCAGATGATCCTGATATTAGACATGGATCTGTGATCGTTACCAGTCAAAATCATATTATTGGAACTGGATATAATGCGACAATTCGTGGATCGGATAAGAGCAAAATTCCTTATAAAATAAGAGATAAAAAAAGATTATGGATGATTCACGCAGAAGAGAATGCCATTTTGAACTGTACCACAAATCCACTTACCATAGGTGGATCTAAAATATACATAACAGGAACTCCATGCGTTAATTGCTTGCAGAGAATTATCAATTTTGGCATAAATGAAATAATTTATGCCAAGAGAGTTGGTTCTATTACGGAAAACGATGAAACAAATAAAATGAGACAAGATATAATTTTAATGTCTGGAATTAAAATTCGTGAATTTGATTTAGATAATGTTTGGTTAAAGAAAGCGGTAGATGTCAATTAGCTTTACATTCTTTTTGAAAAGCATCGATTATTTCTTCAAATCTAATATCGCTCATACAAGGTTTTATAATTTCTTTTGATTTTGGACAGATTGTGCAATTATAGCATGGACCACAATCCCAATTGCCATTGTCACGATGTCTTTGAACCAATGTGAATTTGTAATATTTACCGTATACTTTTCCATCGGTAAATGAAAAAATTCCTACTAATGGTTTTTTTAAAGCTCCAGCAAGATGAAATGTTCCTGTGTCAATCGATATGACATAATCTGCTGCTGCTGTCAATCCTGCCCAAGCAGAAAGTTCTATATTAATAAATTGAACAGTATTTGTTAGTGTGAATATTTCAATTGGCTCTTTGTGAATTGTAAAAACAAAGAACCCAAGCTCTTTGAGTTTGCTTATTGTTTGGTAGGTAGTTTTTTCTGGCAGACTTTTAGCTTGGCCGAAATTGTCTTTTGTTGATTGAGTTGCGAATAAAACAGTTGGCAGTTTTTGTGGATTAAGTTCTTCAATAAATTTTTTATAAAGATCTACATCATTAATTTCCATGTGACAGTTGTGATTCGTAAGTTCTACACCACAACTTTTCGCCCATATGTCACTGCGATGGTCAGTATTTCTCCCGCCCATTTTACTTTCATGAACACGACAAGCTGTGCTTATGTCAAAAATAATGCCATAATCTCTTTCATTGATTTCTTCTATAGGCACCCATTTTGCAAATGGGTGATTATTTGCAAAATCTTTATATAATTTAGGACATGTGTAGGTTAATTCTATTTCTGGCATGTGTTTTTGAAAATCTTCAAACATCATTCTTTGCATGATGATATCACCATGACCACCATACTTTCTTTTAATTAAAACCTTATTTCTTCTCAGAAAGTGTTCTTTTAGACTTATTGGTTCAATTTGTTTTTTCTTAACATAAGGAAACATATATATATTGTCTCTTTTTACTACCTCGGTATTACAATTATAAAAGTTCAGGCTGTCTGTATGGATGTCGGATCATTATGTAATACCTGAAACCTTAATGCAGGAAAAGGATGCTTTGAGGCACTTTTCAAAGGCAATTCAAATAAGTTTAATTAAAAACTTGAAATCGAGACAGAGAGGTTAACCTTGTTGGTTTAGCCTCTCTACACAAATGTTTTAAACTTAGTTAATGCTGAAGCAATTGTCTGGTCAATGTCCAGATATTTATATTCACCAAGCCTTCCTCCAAAAGTGATTTCTTTGTGGTTTGTTTTAAGATCTGCGTACTTATTGTATAGTTCGCTGTTTTTATCATCTCTGATTGGATAGTAAGGTTCGGGATGATCTTTAAATGCAACTGGAATGTCATATGAGACAACAGTTTCTTCTTTCGATTGCAGCTTGACTTCATAATGTTTTGGATTGTTTTTGTAAAAATGCTTATGCTCTATTGTCCTGATATGTGGCACAGACATGTCTACATGATTAAACACAGCATTCCCTTGATAGTCGCCATGCATTTTTTTGTGTTCAAATCTTAAAGTGTTGTATTCCAAAGATCCAAACTCATAGTCGTAAAACTTATCTATTGGTCCTGTGTAGATCAGATGTTTGGCATAATCACGCCATTTGTTTCTAATTGTAAAAAAATCAGTATTGAGTTCTGTTTTAATTCCATCAAGCATATTTTTTATTGTTGCTGAATATCCTTCATTTGGAATGCCTTGATATTTTGTTGTGAAATAATTTTCTTCATAAGTAAGTCTTATTGGCAGTCTCTGAATTATTGAGGCTGGAAGATCTCTAGGTTCTTTCATCCATTGTTTTTTAGTGTATCCATAAAAGAATAATTCATAGATTTCCTTGCCAACTCTGTCTAAAGCCCATTCTTCAAAGTTTCTAGGATTTTCGCATGGTATCCGCACATCTTGCAGTTTACGGTATGCTTCTTCTGGATTGATAACTCCCCATAATTGATGAAGAGTCATCATGTTAATTGGGAATGAATAAACATTTCCTTTAGATAAAACTTTTGGTTTGTTTGTGAAAGGCATAATTGTTGTGAATTTATTAATGAAGTCCCAGACTTCTTCGCTTTGAGTGTGGAATATGTGCGCTCCATATTCACTTACAATAATGCCATTGTCCCATTTTCGATCATATGTTGCGCCAGCAATGTGATTGTTTTTATCAATTACAAGGCACTTTTTGCCAGCATCTGTTGCTTTTCTTGCAAAAGTGGCACCAAAGAATCCTGATCCCACAATCATAAAGTCAAATTCAGGCATTTTATTTACCCCCAGCTAGATGATCACTCAAACATCCCGCTAAGTATGCGTCACAGTATTCTTTTTGTGAACTCCAACCGTATTTGTAATAATTTCTATTTCCAAGAAATCCAGTAACCCAAAAATCAATATTGTTTTCCATTCTATAGCCCCATGCGGTGAATGTTGGAATTTTCGCTGCTGGTCCCCAGATAGCAGCCCAACTGTCACAAGCAAGAACAATATCAGCACGATAAATTGTAAATGCCAATGCTTCTAATATCGACCAAGATCCAATTTTATTTTTTGTTTTTTCAATACTTTCTTTTTTCATTGTTTTTTCTATCGGATCATTTTGCCCACCAACCATGTAAATATCATAGCCTTTTTCATGTAATAATCCTATGCATCTGTCCCATATTGGTATATACCAATCTATAAATTGCTGTGGCTTTAGATCGATACTTACTGGTTGAAGAACTGCTATTTTATTTTTTGTATTAATTTCTGGTGTAAAGTCTTTTAAATCAATCCATTCTTTTATGTCGTGTTCGTCTCGTGTGAGCATTGGTTGATAAATTTGACAATTATATTTTTTGCTGAAATAAAATGAATTTTTTTCATTATAATCAACATCATATTCAATTTTTTTGATAAATTTGCATCTTTCAAGTATAACTTTTACATTAGGATTTGTTTTTGTTTCTTTTCCATGTGATTTAAAAATTGGTGATGTATGGATTATTGATGCATCGTGACCAATGGCACACATGGCAATATTAGCCCTGCACAGATTTAGTCCTGTGTCTCCAATGGCTCCTGTTTCAAAATAAATATGTAAGTCTGACATCTATTCTAATATAAGAGTGAAATTTTATGAAACAAATTGATTTGAAAAAACTTAAGTTGGATGTAGATGTTCATTTGAAAAAAGAATTAATTAGTGGTAAGTTATTGCTTGATCGATTCTGTATGATTAATGAGGATTCTAGAAAATCACCATCTTATTCTGATCCAAAATTTACTGCTTTTTATTATCATCTTGGTAAGTACTTAGAGCCTAAATCTTTGTTGGAAGTTGGTTTTGATTTGGGTCTGTTTTCTGGATGCTTTATGATTTCTTGTAAAACTGTAGAAAAATTTTTAGCTTTTCGTGAAAATAAAAAAGATTATTATTTTTCTTCAAAAATTGGTCAAAGGAATATTAAAAAATACTTCAAGGGTCCAATAGTTTTTCATTTTGGTACGATTTATGATGATTTACTTGATAAAAATTTATCAAAACCTTATGATATGATTATAATCACGATGGAGCAAGCATATGATAAGCAACTTGAATATATGGAATTTTTCTGGCCGCACCTAAGTGAAAATGGTATAATGGTTTGTGAAAATATTATTTATCACGAACCAACAAAAGAAGCTTTTAATGCATTTGCTTTTAGTAAAAATAGAGAGCCAATCATTTTTTCAACTCGCAATGGAACTGGAATTTTACAAAAATAAATAAAATTTTAGACTAATTTAATGGAGTGGACAGGAGGTATTTGTGGGATTTGAGTGCTGTTATCACTATTATGAAAAAATTGATGGTGAATATAATAAGGAAGAAACAAAAACTTTTAAGAAAAAGGTTGGCGATCCATTTGACGATGTGCCTGTTGAAAAAGTAGCAGCTTCTATCATGGCACAGATGGCAAGAAGAGATATTCTTATCATTGATGTTGAGATTTATGAGTTAACCAAAAAATTTATAAGTTTCAAAGAATCAAAAAGTGGAATTATCATAAAAAATAAAAAGTTTTCTTTTGATGGGGCTGGTGAAGATTCATCATTCATTGCTGTTGAAGAATTACAGCAACTATCAGCCCCATCAACACAACAGCAATATACGGTAACGGAATTTCAGCCAAGTAGCTCAAATATGCCAGCACAGCAGCTTTCAGCCGCTGCTACCCATCCTCACAATGTGAAAAACAATAATAATAAATCTGTCAAAAGATTTGTTGACGTAATGGTTTTTTTGCCAGAAGCATTGCATTTACATCAAGCAAAACAGAAGAATTTGAAATTTACGGTCAATAAGAAATATCCAATAACTGAAAAACGTCCATCGCCAACAGGTGTCGGAGAAATGTTTGTTGTGCAGGATGATACTGGGCGTGAGCAGGTTGTTTCAGACATTTATTTTGTGCCAGCCAATATTAATCTTGTTGCTGATAGAGAATTAAATTTTTCTGAAACCCCAGAAGAAAAAGATGGTGGAAATCTTTATTGGGGCAAATCATCCAATGATCCGGGTATGCCTGATTTGAGAAGGAGATGACATATGTCACTATCAAGAAAGCAAATAGAAAAGCGTAAGGTTCGTGAAGAATCTGTTAGAAAGAAAGTTTTAGAACAAAGAGAAGAAATAAGAAGAGAGAGAAAATTGGTCGAGAACGAAAGAAGTAAAGAGAGAGAAATGCACAAGATAGAATACGGATACACACCACCTGCCCTGCCGGGAAATGCTGAATTGGCTAAAATTAGGCAGGCAGAAAGAGAAAAGAAAATAAGTGAAAAATTAAAGCATAATTTGGAAATTTTGAAGAATTTAGAGCAAGAGTACGAAAACGAACAGTCTAACCGCAAGAATATCAATGATAAATTAGAATCAGAAGGCTACAAAACCATGAAGGAAAAGATGGACGCCCTTCACGAAAAGGCTTTAAGCATGGAAAAAGTAGCAAATGATCTTGCAGAAGCAGCTAGTGAAAATTTTGATATAAATAAAAAATAAAAATATTTTTCAAAATTCATTAAAGTCTTAGTGATTTTTGTCGATAATAAAGTGACGGGGCTGATGAGGCTACCGTCACTTTTACTTTTTACAACGAGGACACTATGTCACTAGACTTTGAACCACTGGATTTGAATGAGATTAACAAAGAGGCTAAAAGAGTCTCTGAAGAAGGTGTTGCCGCTGGAAACAGTGGTGATTATCTTGAAAAGTTTGTCAAGATGCCTGATCGTGATGGCTTTGTAATTATGCGTATTATGCCACGAAAAAAAGGCGGAGTTGTATGGTGTGCAACTCGTGTTCACACATTGAATAATCCATCTACTCGCCAAAAGAAAACCTATCATTGCCCTCGCAATTTAGTGCAAACGGATAAGGGCGAGCGTTGGATGGGCGACTGTATCATTTGCAAGTACTATTCAGATTTGTGGCAAAAATCTGAAGGAAAACATGGCAAAGAACAAGAAGACCTTCAGAATCAGGCAAGAGCAATCAAGCCTGTCGAACGATACTATTACAATGTAATTGTTCGATCTGAAAAGGATAAAGATGGCAACATCAAAAAGAATGTTGGCCCTAAGATTTATTCTTGTGGTAAAACGACTCATTCTAAGATTATTCGTGCAATGCGTGGGGATGAAGCCGCTGGAGAAAAACCATTGGGTGACATTACTCATCCAAGGGATGGACGTGACTTTAGAGTTGTCAAGAAAGTTGTTAAAGGTGGAGGTGGCGCTGAATACCCCAACTATGACAATAGTAAGTTTGAAGAACCAACACCAGCTGGAAGTCTCGATGAATTGAAGTCGTGGTTGGAAAACATCCATGATCTTCAGGCTCTTCGTGTAGTTAAAACGCAAGATGAACTCAAGCACGCACTTCGTGTTCATCTTGGTATGGTCAAAGAAGGTGATGCAAGTGGCACCGATAGCGAACTTGATGAATTCAGGAACGCAGGCTCTGCTACTCCTTCCAAGCCTAAAGTCGTTGAGACAGTTCGAGAAGAATTGGTTGTCAGCAGCACTCCTTCTGTTGCTAAAGAAGAATCAAAACCAAGCGATGATCTAGCCGATGACGACTTCCTGAAAGAACTTTCAGGCATGTAATCAAAACAGAATGGGTGTCCAGAGCATAATCTGGACACCCATTTTTTTTCATTCTCTCAACATAAGGTGGTGTGTTATGGCAAAGAAAAAAGCAAGTGAAGGCGTTGATGATAATTTTTTTGAAAATCTCGCAGAAGAAACTGGAGGCGATGTTCTTGATGCAATCGACTCAGTTAAGTATTTCGTTGACACAGGAAGTCTAGCACTTAATTATATTTGTTCAGGTCAATTCATCACGGGAGGAATTCCCGGTGGAAAATTGACTGAAATATACGGTCCAAACAGTTCATCCAAGTCTCTGCTCGGTGCCAATATTTTGTTCGGCACACAGAAAGTCAAAGGCATTCCTATTCTTATGGACTGTGAGAATAGCGCCAATAAAGAATTCATTCAGATTGCAAGCCATTGTAATCTGAAGCGAATTGTAAGACATACTCCAGAAACACTGGAAGCAGTTTTTTCAACAATGTATAGGGTTATTGAAAAAGCCCGTGAAAAAACGAACAATGAAGTCCCAATCGTCATTGTTTATGACTCGATTGGGGTAAGTCCTTCTGCCCGTGAACTTCGTGAAGTTGCATTGCCAGAAAACTACACGAAAGAACAGTTCAAGAAGATAGTAGGCGGAAATGAACAACCCGGAGAAAGAGCTAAAATTTGCTCAAGAGAATTAAGAAAACTTAACACGGTCATGGAGAAACACAACGCAACAGTTGTGATTCTCAATCAGACTCGTGATAAAATTGGAACTTACATTCCCACCAAAACAACTGCTGGTGGTGGAAATGCCCTTCCTTTCTATGCGTCTTGTCGTCTTGAAACCAAGACAATGCAGAAAATAGAAAAGAAGATAAGTGCTAAGAAGAAGAAGATTCTTGGCATCAATGTGAAGCTCAAGAATGTTAAAAACAAGACTCACAGACCTTTTGTGGAGTCTGAGAATGTTCAGCTTCTTTTTGATAAGGGAATTAATCCAATTAGTGGTCTTCTTTCTTGTTTGTTAGATGCTGATAGGATTGAAATTGCAGGAACAGGATCATTCAAGGTCAAGCCTGCTTTTTCTAATGGCGAAGAAGTTAAATTCCGTGCAAGTATGGATCGTAACGATGTACCCATGGACATTTTATTGAAGTGTCCAGCACTCATTGATGCTAATTCATCTGATCAGGTCGATGCGTATCTTGAGCCTTATAAGCTGGCTATTGCTAGTAGGGCAGAAGATGATTCTGATGTTGAATTAAGCGAAACTGATTCTTATGACGATGAAAGTATCGACGAAGAATTGGAAGGATAATGAGAAAATTAGGAGGCAGCAAATTGCTGCCTCCTAATTGATTTCTATCATAGAAATTTTTTCATAAGTATAAATGTCATTATTTTTTGTAAAGTGTGCAACTTTTTGTAGGCTATCAAGAATAATGATTATTTTGTCTTCTTTTTTACACCATAGTCCTACTGTGTTATTGTTTTCTGAATCAGAAGTTATTTCATTATATAATTTAATTTTTTGATCTGGGAAAAACTTTACAAGTTTATTTGCATTTTTATTTTCTTTATCTTCAATTAAGAATACTTTATTTTCAATTTCTGAAAAAGTTGTTTTTTCGTAATAGTCCATCCATTCCATATATTTGGGACATTTGTCTCTACCAACCCAGTGGACGTGATTTTTGTGGCCACCAAAATAACTGTGAAGCCATAAGTCACTTTCGTGACTTATAAATTTGACTTCTACTCCATAAATTTTCGACATTCGCAAAGCATGACAAAGACCGTGATCGCCATATCCTTCGGGAAATTCTTTTCTTAGTTGAAAATACTTATTGGCTTTTGGGTTTTCGGTGACTTTTTTGATTGCGGCATTACTGGTAATGCTGATTTCTTGTTCATGTGCTGGTGATTCAATGTTTGGCCATAATGTACTATTACGATACCACCAGCCAAAACCAAGTATTGTTAAAAGCTTTTGATCTAATGGGTAAATGTCATAAAGCAATCTACTTGCAATATGATATTCTCTCTCATAATCAAAATACCGATCTAAATTTTGAATTAACCCTTCAAGATCATTGACGCTATCTTCATCTATTCTCATATACCATTTAGCTATATCGGCTTTTAGATACTTATGATAAAAGTAATAAATCTTTTGAGCGACATGGTTGTAGGGGCAATGAATTATATTTATTTCAATATTTTCTGGCCACCCAGTACTTAGCCATTCAAATTCGTCATTATTGTCTTCACTGGCCAGCAAGTTCAATCGTGCTTTAATTTTATTTGTATTAATAAACCCATATTTTTTAAAATCATTAATTCTTGTTTTGATGGTTCTATTTGATGTTTCTACAGGAACAACAATGTCTATATCATATTTCATAAAATTTTATATGCTCCTGCTGCTATTTTTGAAAAAGTATATCCTTCTTTTGAAAGTTCGTTTTTAATTTTCTTTACATAATTGCAAAGATTTGCGTCACTAAAACCATATTTGTTATATTTTCCTTTAAGTTCTTTCAAAACAATTATTTTATTACTTAAAAAATTATTTTTAATATTGTTTTGAATTTTTTTTGCCATTTCACGTTTGTTTGGTTTTTCACAACATGGTGAAATTTTATTTTCTATAACGACATATTCATAGTTTTGTTTTTTTTGTTTTGGGTTGCAAAGAGCAGGAACTAATTCTTCTAGATCTAAAATCGCACCTTCTTTCATGTTGACTATTGATAAATTTGCTTTAAAAATTTTGCAAAATTCAATAAGTTGACTGAAATTTTTCTTATGAGTGAAAAATTTTCTTTTATCTTTAGTTTCAATTAAGAGGCATTTCATGTATTGCTCCTTGTGTCTTTACGACGCCTTTGTAAATAATTATAGGTTTGATTTAATAAATTGCTACTCAAAGTTGCTATTCTTATAATGTGAACAGGGGGTTTTCGATGGAATTTATCAAAGAAAATATTGATATAAACAACCTCCGAAGATTTGGTGCGGAAATTGAAATCAATGCATTTGATTTTAGGAATAGGCCGCTTGGTCACAATGATGGAATATTGCCAGAAGGCACATATTATGTAGCAAATTTAGTACAAAAATCTTCTGAAAAAATAGTTAAAATACACAAATGGGCATATGACCACAACAATAGTGATTGGATTATCAAACCTGACAGTAGTTGTGGCATCGAAATATGCACACCAGTGCTTAAGGGCTGGGCTGGACTTATGGAAACTTGTAAGGTAATTGATGCGCTTGGGAACGATAATAAAATCAATGCTGATGAAAGATGCAGCTTTCACGTTCATGTTGATGTGAGTGATCTTAGCGAGCAAGAATTGGCAAACATTATTACTTGGTGGATTAAATGTGAGCCAGTTTTTATGGATTCAATGCCAACAAGCCGCAAGCGCAATCAGTATTGTCAGTTGCTGGGGCAATCGGAAATTTTTGAAAGAGTTGAAGATGGATTTCATTCTAATGATTATTTGATTCGCAAGCTTGGTTGCTGCAAGTATTATACAATTAACACTTATCATTATTACAACAACAAACGAAAAACGATTGAGTTTAGAATCATGGATGGAGAATGCTGTCTTGATCCATGGACGGCAAAGAATTACATCAGACTTTTATTACATTTTATTGATAGAGCCTTAAAGTTTGGCGTGCCAAACTCTTATTACTCTGGAGATCCTTGGTCTGGTTATTGTTGGCTTGATCCACGAGATGTTTTTGATTTTCTTGGATTCAATTCAAAATACAATCTTTCACCGGGATTGACTCAAGTATATGAATGGTTTCTTGATCGTTTGCATTTAAATTGCAATTATGAAAAATCAAATGGTATAATGGGTAGTAGTGCTAGAAGGTTTGCTCAAAAAGAAATTGAAGATATGTGTTCTGAGTATGGCGAAATGTCAATAAATTATGATGATATATTTAATCCTAATTTTCGTATATAACATTGTTAATTAAACTTAAGGTTTTATGAGTTTTTGCAAATCATCAAAACTTGATGAAATAATCAAGGAAATGAAAAACCTTGGCAATGTACTTGTTCCTTTTAATTATCCCAAAACACTGATTACTTGGGAGGATGATTTGGCAATCTTCAAGGCAAGAGAAGTTACCATAGATGGTTATAATCTTTTTTTACATTATCAAAAATCAGATTACAATGAATATCTTATTGAAACTCTACAAATTCATAACACAAAACACCCATTCTTGCCATTTAATTTAATTTGCAAAATTGGCAAAAGATTTCTTGGGTCAAAGCACTTATCATTAATTGAAATTTTTAAAGATCATAGGAAGATTTATATTTGGTCTGTTTGCTTAGATAGATCTGAAAAACCAGTTCCAATTCCCAATCAATATGACACAGAATCTTGCGAGTATGAAGGGTTCCAGTATATATACATGCAACCTAAAAATGTAGATTTCTTTTAATTTTTCAAAACATGAAGTTTGGTGCGAAGATTTTAACAATCAAATAAAAAAACAATATATAACTTCGCAGCGTCATATACTGACGTTTTCCTTTAACGAGGGTCCAAACATGAAAAAAAGAAAAATTCAGGCTCTTATTGTAGAGCATCTTCTAAAGTACGGACAACTAGAGATACTTCTGCCAGATAGCGTTAAATTGGAAATTGGTACTACTCAAGAAAATAAAAATGGAGAATTAGTAAGAAAAGATGATTATTGTTGGGTCATTGCCTCCAGAGAGGGAAGATCAACAAGTTTGGATGCGTATAATATGGGCTTAAGATTCTCAGATGATGAGAGAGTTTTGGTTTTTGAAGATAAATTTATAGACAGAGACGGCGATAATATCAGAAGATTGGATGTTGTTTAAATTAAATTACCATTCATGGTAATGAAATTTAATGTGCCATCAAAACTTAAATTTAATTCCATTGTACCTTCAGCATACTTGCTGTTGGCAACTGGCGTATTAAATTCAACCCAAATCAAGAATCCATTTTTATTTAAATGGAATCTTGATAAGGTGACTCGTATACCTTTGTTTTTTATTTTTTCGCTTGATATAATATCGAGGCAGTTAGCGTTTTCTTGTACGTTTTTCAGTACATACGCCATCAGCTTGGAACTGTTAATAAAGTGTGTCCAGTTGGCGACTAAAAGAGATTCTAGTTTGTCAGCATTAAAAATATCCACACTTTTCTCCCGTGAGGTTAAATATGAAGAAGCCAGAAGTTTATCTAAGAGAGTTCTGCTTGAAACTTTCTGACGACCATGTTAGATTTTTACATGGCAGACTCAGTCAAAGATTGGGTGGCGATTTAGGTGAATCAGTTGAATTTCTCGGCAACATCAGAGAAATTGATAAATGGTTCGATTCTGCGGATGGATGTTTTGAATTGTATGATATGATTGATATGGTTTACTTTGCAGTTAATAAGGAACATGAAAAAAGATTGGGTGCAGTTGCTTGATTAAGTACGCATTACATTTAATTCCAATGAGCCTTGCTGGTATTACCTGCTTGGCTCTTGGATTTTATTGGGGACAATCTCACGGCTATCGTGAAGGTGCAGCAGACACCATTATTATGTTTGATAGCTTTGATAGAGCAACAAATAAAAATGATGGCCGAAGATTCCAAGAGAACAAAAAAATCCTCGATATGTTCAATGATAAAATTCCATATTGAAAACCTTGATTAATTTGCTATAATCAAAAAAATCAAGAGGTTGTCATGCCGCCCATCATTAAAGTTTCAGATCAAGATGTTTGCGTAGCCACATCGGAATTTCCATTCGCTAAATGGAAATTTGAAAAATTCAATCCTGTCCAAAGCAGGATCATGGACTTCTATAATCAAGACTGCAATACACTTGTCGCAGCAAGGACAAGTGCTGGTAAAACCGTGATTGCAGAACAGTTTCTCTCTCAAGAAATTCGTGAAAGAGGAGGAAAAGGAATGTTCCTTGCCCCTCTCAGAGCCTTGGCCCGTGAAAAGGTGACCGATTGGACAAATCCAGAATATCACCTCTCTGACCTAAAAATAAGCATCTGCACAGGCGATTACAGACTCACCAAAGAAAGAACCAAAGAGCTTGATGATGCCGATATTATCATCATGACAAGTGAAATGCTTAGTCATAGAAGCAGATCACACAATTCAGAACAAAGTCAATTTCTCAAGAAAATTGGGACTCTTGTCATCGATGAATTCCACACAATCGGAGTTCAAAATCGTGGAGATCACCTAGAAGTCGGATTGATGAAATTCACTCAAATCAATCCAACTGCCAGAATCGTTCTCCTTTCCGCAACAATGCCAAACGTAGAACAACTTGCAGAATGGGTAAGTTATAGCCTTAATCAAAAGCAGACATTTGTTCTAAGGTCAGAATATAGACCTGTTCCTCTTACAATCCATTATGAAACATATGACGACAGCATAAAAAGATATGATCTCCTAGAGCAAGAAAAAATCAATAAGGCAATGGATATTGTCGAATGGTATAAAGATGATAAGTTCATCGTCTTTACTCATACCAAAAGAACTGGCGAAATGATGAAGAAAGAACTTCAATCAGCAGGAATTGATTGCCAATTTCATAGTTCTGACCTCGAATCAGCAGAAAGAGCAAAAGTAGAAGATAAATTCCGTAACGATCCAAAATTCAAAGTAGTTGTTGCAACAAGTACTTTGGCAGCAGGTCTTAATATGCCTGCCAGAAGAGTGATTATCTTAGGTGTCAATCGTGGTGTTGACGAAGTCGAATCTCATGAAATTATTCAAATGTGCGGTAGATCAGGAAGATATGGCATCGATCCCATGGGAGATGCTTATGTTCTTGTTCCAGAAAGCCAAGTGAGTTTATATAAGCAAAAATTCAACAAGCCGAACAGAATAGAATCTCAGCTTCTCGAAAAATATGGCAATAATTATAAAACATTGGCGTTTCACTTGGTTAGTGAAATTTATTTTGGCGGAATTGAAACCACAGATGATGTTCGCAAGTGGTTTAAAAGATCATTGGCTTATTTTCAAAATAAGTCATTCGATGATAGCGTTGTTGATTCTACTCTTGAATTATTGAGAAAATGCGGTGCCATTGGCTTAGAGGATGATAAGTGGAATGCCAGAACAATTGGCAAAGTTGCCAGTATGTTTTACATAAGTCCTTTTGATGTAAGCGATTTGTATTTTAACTTCAAGTCTTTGTTTGATTCTGGAAAAGAGAATGATGATCATCTTCTTTCATTGGCACTAGGCAACATTGACAGTCAAAGGTCTAACATTGTTAACAAAGCAGAGAAAGACGAAATGAGCTTGTACGCCAATCAGGCTAGATTGAAGTTTACTGGTAAATTCTTAGCCGATGGAGCCATTAAGGCTGGATACTGTTACTATTCACTCTTGAATGGCACTAACTCACAAGCTTTGGCTAGCTTTCAAAGAAATTTACAGTTCGATTTCAATAGATTATCTCAGATTTTGATAGCTTTAGATAGCATGGGAGGTTCTTGGAATCGTTCTGGGTGGTTAAAAACTCTTGAGGGAAGAATAGCTTATGGTGTTCCTGCACACTTGATTAATTTGTGTAAGATTGATAATATTGGACGTGTTAGAGCCAATAAGTTATATGATGCAGGAATAAAAACTGCTAAAGACATTGCTAATACTGATGCAGAAAAACTTGGTAAAATAATTAATATGAAAGGTGATGCAGTTAAAAAAATTATTCAACAGGCTCAAGGCTTGTAGCGAACTTTTTTAATGCGTGATAAAATTTGATATTTTAGTCCAAGCATAGTTGTTCTATTTCTTCTCATGGGCATACCACTGCTGCAAGTATTTCCAATATCATTGCCAAGTATGTATCCACTAGGGCCACCAGCACAACAACAAGTTCCCGGCCAGCTTGCAGTTGGTTGGAAAAAAATTTGTATTGAATCACAATCATTGACGCCACATTCTAGATTTTCTCCAGCCAATGCAGCTGCTTCTGACAGTGTGCAAGAATATCCTGTAGTAATATTTAATATTGTCGCATATACTATTGGTTTAGTGCCCGGAACATCACAAGATAGATCAGTTGGCACACAAAAACAACCTGAATCTTGATAATGTGATCCCGGCGTTATTTTGAGAACTCCATTTCCTACTACACGAAGTTCCATCATGGTGCCGAGTGGACTTTCATATGGAGTGAAGCAACATCCATCGGTTTCTAGTAAAAATTCAATGTCAACATTTACTGTTGCTGTTGGACAGCATGGTTTTTCAGCGTAATTAAAATATATTGTGTATTTATACGTTATGTTTTCGACACAACAAGAATAATTCCCACATGGACGTATGCATTTGCAATTACAATTGCAAAACCCACCTGTTCCACATGCATAAGGAGGAGTACAGTTTCCAGCCATTATTTCCTTTCTTCGCCGAAAAATCCCGTGGGATATTCTACTTTTACTGTCCCATTGCCTTCAGTTTGGTTGCCGTTTTCATCTTCGACCCACCATCTTACTTGTTGGACTGGTATATTTAGTTGTTCTAGATGACATTTATCACGATGGAAAACAGGAAGATGATATTCTTGTCCTTCGACGAGAACTGCAACTTTACATTCTTTTTTTTCATGGTTGTACAAAAGACAATTGCCGCATACTTTTTCTACAGGTTTTTTCTTGAACATAACTTAAACTCCGCTTATAATTTAGTTAAGGAGAAATAAATTGAAAATCATTTCAGCTACAGGCCAAGCTCAAAATGGTAAAGATACTTTTTGTGATTATCTGCAAAAAGAATTAAATAGTATGCCTAATAAAATTATATGGGAGCGTACTGCATTTGCAAACGCAGTAAAAGATACTTTTTGTAAAACATTTGAAGTTGATCGACAATTTATTGAAGAATGGAAGACTAAAGATGAGTGTCCTCCTAATTTATCAATGCCTGTTCGTAAGGCCTTGCAATTTATTGGTGATGGATTCAGACAAATTCGTCCAGATATTTGGATTGATATCGCTTTAAGAGACAAAACAAAAAATTTAATTATTTCTGATTCAAGGTACTTCTCAGAAGCAGAAGCCGTTAAATCTAAAAATGGACTTGTTTTTTTGATATATCGACAGGGATTTTTGAATGATGACCCCAATCCAAGTGAATC